GTACTCTTGCATACGGTGTGGTTGCGGCAACTTATTCCTTTAACACCGCAATTTCTGGCTTAAACTAAATAATGAACATTCCACCTCAATAAATGTCTAAGAAAGGAATCCTATGACTAAAAAGAAGCCTTATGATCACCAATCTGATATTAGTATTATCCATAACTGCCATTTCCCTGTGTGTAATAACGTTTGCATTAATTAAAATTGGAATTGGATTATCAAACAATCCAGATAAAAGCGATAGCTAAGCACTTGTATGGGCCAACCGCCCCCGTTCTTCCATACGGTGCGGTTGCGGCACCATGTGTGTTATGCGCATTTACTGGTCACTATGGTGTCAGTAACACCAGCGGATGCTTTTTTGAGCGCACGATTGAATGCAATAACAGTAACAGGATTTTTCTTCGCTTTAACACGGTTTGAATGGCTCTGGAACACATAAACATCATCAGGATATGCTTCTCTTCGCCTCCTGATTAGGCTCCTCACAGGAGATGGAGCTAACACTCTCACCTCCTTTAATCGCCCTCTCTGTTTGAAAGTAAGCCATTCGCCGGAAAGGTCGCTATACTGAAGCCTGATTATTCTACCAACCCCTACCGGCAGGTAGTAAAGACAGCCCCATAAATCAGACCAGGTATCACTGATGCTTCTTAGCCTGGCATTTATCACGGCAAATTCATAAAAGGTCAGCACACCCCGTCCTTTTCTCCATTGGTGTAAATATCCTTATAATTATTACGTACCTATATCAAAGATCCAGTTATTTTAACAGATTGGCTGTACCAGTTGCTCAGCGGTTAACTTTGGTTGTCCTACTCTCCGATCCGACCTTCCGTGCCCGTAACTGCTAAACCGGCACGAATGCGTTCGACAATTAGTGCTCTTTCCACTTAAGTCTTTGTCATCATGACGCGAAAAGAAGAAATATTGTCAAGATGATAAATGGCCGTTATTGCAAAGGTTCCTTTCGGCACGCACCAATTACTTATTGAAAAACCTTGTCCTTCGGTCGACGACAAGCTTCTATCTTTCATTCCATCAAAACAAACGCCTTGCTTTTAATGGCGTTTTATGGTAATTGATTTCACCACTTGATTCTGAATTTTTGCTATAAAGGACACAGTAATGAAGGTTGGAAAATATTCCTTAATTTCTGAAAAAGCAGTAATAGGAAATAACGTGACGATTGGTGATTTTGTTACCATTCACGATAATGTCACCATTGAAGATAACACTATCATTGAGTCCTATTGTGAAATTGGTGTCGCGAATAAACTTTCAGGTGGAGAACAATTAAAAATCGGCAAAAACTCACACATTCGTTCGCATAGTATTTTTTATGAAGGCTCGGTATTTGGCGATGGTTTGATGACCGGGCATCGCGTAACCGTTCGTGAAAAAACGAAAGCAGGTAAAGGTTTCCAGATAGGAACTCTTTCCGATATTCAAGGACATTGTAATATTGGGGACTATGTAAGAACCCACAGTAACGTCCATATAGGGCAACACAGCACGATAGGAAACTATGTCTGGCTCTTCCCTTATGTTGTTCTGACCAACGACCCGCACCCGCCAAGCGAAGTTGTGATGGGTGTGAATATTGAAGATTTTGCTGTAGTAGCGACAATGTCAGTAATTTTACCTGGCACTAATATAGCTAATGGCTGCTTAGTGGGAGCACATTCCTGCCTCTCTGGTAAAACCGAAGCCGATATGATTTATGCCGGAAACCCAGCTCGCGCCGTTGGCCCAACTAGCCGGCTGAAACTGCGTGACGGATCTCGTAAACCAGCTTATCCGTGGAGAACACATTTCTCCAGAGGTTATCCTCAAGAAGTCGTCGAATTATGGGTTAAGGAAGTGGAATAGATGTACAAAATTGAGGAATTACATGTAGGAATGTCGGCATCCTACTCTCAAACAATTACTGACTCTGACATTAAGAACTTTGCTGCTTTGTCTGGAGACCGTAACCCTGTGCATATGGATGATGAATATGCGGCATCTTCTCGTTATAAAAAACGTATAGCACATGGTATGTTCAGTACTAGTTTCTTTTCTGCTCTTTTTGGAACAAAACTCCCCGGTGAAGGGTGCGTATATGTCGCACAGAATACCAAATTTCGAAAACCTGTATATATTGGTGATACTGTTACTGCCACCGTCGAAGTTAAAGATATTGACATTGAGAAACGTCGTATCTTTTTTAACACCTACTGTAAGGTAGGGAACTCAAAGGTAATAACCGGGGAAGCTGAAATATACATGCCACTATAAACATCTTCCCGCATAAAAATAATTTTTATGCGGGTTAATCCCCTATCTATGGCTGCAGAGGCCAGGTGATATTCGGCGCAGTCGATGTATCTACTGCTTCCAGCGCATCCAGATAATAAAGCCACGCGTTATACTGCTCCTTCTCTGAATCTTTCAGTCGCCCCATGGCAGCCTTCCCGGGCCACTGCTTACTGTTCATATAGTCGTTAGCCTGGTCGATCCGCAGTTGCTTATCGATGTTGGCATTCGCTACGAGCTCATCATGCGTTGGCGGTGGAATATCAGCCCACGACGGCATTCCATCAGCACCCGCGATGCGTATTTTCCCCGCAGGGGCTGCATCAGCTTGCCAGCCAGCAAACCCATCCTCTTCAAAGTCAACGCCCGTCTCTGGCCATAGCCCGGCAGCTAAATAATTTACTTTATTGGAATATGGATAAAACGCATTTGTTTTTGCGTCATAAATATATTTAACCATTATTTATCTCCCAGATGCAAACCAGCGGCAGCTCGCCAAAACAGGCGTATTAAATGCTGTGCTGCCTATTATTAAAGTACCAATGTTATAAGCATTGACACCCATATTTGATGCCGGACTAAATTGCCATATCGTCCTGGTTTTTCCGTCCGGCGAACTATCATGTTCATTGAGTGATATCAAGCCAGTGGTGAATGGAATTGGAAAACTAATGTAAATGACCGAGGTTACACTTGTTGTAAAACCCCATTGCTCGATATATCCGTCTGGGCTGCGTCGCCAACCATTGGTCGAATTACCACCACTTGTCCAGGCACTCATATCAGGTATCTGATTTGCACCTGTCCCAACACCCCTTTTTGCTGCTTCTCCCAATTGAAGGTTTGTGAGAGCCGTAGAAATCGCCGCTGCACCATCTGATTTGATATCGGCAAATGGGTTTGCACGGCTCAGTGTGAGTTTTTGAATGGCTTTTAAAACCTGAGTCATATCGTTAATGTCGAGCGCCAATCCTGCCGACTCTACGATATGCGCTAACTCTTCCTGCATGGCGTTAAACGCTGCGGCCCGCAGCCTCGTTGCGGCGATACCACCAGCCACACTTCCATCAGTATATTTGCCATCCTGCGTTGCAGTGGCTTCGACTTGCCCGATTCGGAGCATAGTTAATCCTCACTTAGTGTTAAGCGATAAAATCAAAAGGGGGAAATATCAGTTATGAATAATTGAAAATGATGTTCAGATGGGATGGGGCAATTTTGTTGATTGAACACTCCAGTTGTTTATTGCCCCACGATGCGAGCGGATCGCCGCAATAGGACGCGCCAGCAAGCGAATACTTGATCGTTGTTTGTGGCGCATTTATCCGCCAGGTAAATGGCCACTCGTCACCGTTAAGCGCATCACCGCATACTGACATGCCACTCATAGCGGGCCGGAACTGTGTGATAGTGATGGTATAACCAAGAGCTGCTGCCACCCGGATGTAATAATCGCGATTCAGGCCGCCGGTGCTGATTAACTTTGCTACCACGGCACGCTGGCGATCGCTGACGCCACCGGATTCACCAATCGCACAATCATCTGGTAACCCCAGAGAGCTTTCCCATTCTGACAACATTACCGTCGCTGTAGGCGGAAAAGCGCCAGTAATCAGGCTTTGCGCATCGCTGTCAGAACGCTGAAACGCGCTACCCAGTGCCCGTAATACCGCAGCCTGTACCGTTCTTTGCGATCGGGGCCACGCCCTTCCCGTCGGCAGCAACGCGCCAAGCGCACCGGCATAATCATTCTTTGAAAAGAGGCTCATACAAAATTCACCCCGCCAAGCACCGGAATTTCGCCAACAGCAAAGGTGATATTGGCCGTCGGAGAGTTAAGAATATAGCCCGTCGTGCCGCTAACACCGCCGATACTCCCGTTAATATCAGAAAGGTACACTTTCCCGGAACCATCAGGGTTGGCCTCATCAAAAAACAACGACGTCAACGCGTCTTTTATACCCTGAACTGTGGTGCTGTCGGCATTTTTGATCCCTGATATTTCAATATTGATGACTTTCTTGATCGGGGAACATACGAAAATGATGGCGGTGTCAGTCTGTTTCGGATAGATATGGTCGGCGACAGCGAGCTGGTCTCCAGTAGCTTTAACAGCCCCCCAGTCCTCAAGTTGGGATATTCCGTCGGTACCGACCGGAAACCCACCATTGTCATTCCGATCACACATGATATACACGCCAACGGTCCCGGCCCCGTTCAGACGCCGCTTTACCCACGCGCGGGTGACGCCCGAAACCTCAAGCGCCCATTTTTTATAATCTGCGTCGCTTCCACCCTGAGGCGGATTCTGCCATGCTAGCAAGCCACGACTGCGAAAGTCCTCTTCCGTTTCAATATCGGCTCCGCCGGTCGCAGCGGACAGTAACGTTACCTGTGGATCCACGCCAGCAATATTCGCGTCCAGGGTCATTATGGTCCCGGCATCAGCGTTACCGCGCGCGCCTCCACCCGTTACATCACTGGTAATATCCGGCAGTATGGCCGTCACCGCGACGATACCAAATCCATCTGCCTGAATTTTAAGATCTGCATCCGTCCGGTACTGGTATCCGTCCCCGCGGTTTATGATCGAGCCAACAGGGATAATACTGTCAACACTGCCACTAGCCTGTACCGCAGGCGACTTCGCCGCTGCAGCTGGTTTTCTGAATACCTGCTTAAGGGCCATCCACCCGGCGAGATACTCATCGGTAGAGGTAAACGGGTTTGTCTGCAGGGCAATATAGTCAAGATAGGCGTAATGCAGATGCCCCATCCCCGCATCCATGTCAGCCAGTACCTTCAGGTTCGCGAAGCGCAGGAGCGCACCAACATCCTCAAGCTCCGCCTGCATAAATTTCCGGTTTCCGTCGCGGAGTTCGCTCAGCGTCGGTCGTTTAAACGGCATATTAACGTTGCTCCCATATCCAGTAAAACCTGAATTCCTGCCAGTCCTTCCCCGGTGCCTGATAGCGGATAATGAGATTGAGCCGGTCAGGCAGGACGATCCTGGCAACAGGAATAACCTCGCTGACAACGCCATCAACCTTTAACCAGTTGAGCGCTTCACTCGAGTATTCCTCCGCTTTTTTTGCTACATCCGGGGTCAGTTTTTTCCGCCGTAGCAGCCACAGCCGGGATCCCAGTTGGGATTCCTCCCCGGAATCCCCCCACCAGCCGCGGCGATCGCTATCCTCATAATCATCGTCAGCGCGCGCCAGCCTGTCAGTAAACAGGCTGTCCAGTATTGCAGTCTGTAAATCGTTCCCCGTGGTGAGTTCACCCAGCCCTTTCTGCCAGTCAGCAAACATCTCATCCACATTCCAGAATGAAGCGATGTCACTCATGTCACCTGATCCTCTGTTTTTTGGCTGCGGATATTGTCATTGCCACTCTGGGCATTTTTAACCACATGATCATGGTCATTATGTGCATCCCGCAGCTCTTTCAGTGTTCGGGTATTGGTTTCACAGTTATCAACAATGTCACCCGTGCACCTCAGGATCGGGGTATTTGCAAGGATCCCCTGGCTGGCATTGATGGTCACGTTAGTGGCGTTATTGACCTCAACATTCTGGCCCTTTGCATCCAGGAAGATCCCCTTCTCCGTCAGGAGAATATTAAGGCCCCACTGGTTATACATGACCGTTTCGCCCGCTTTCAGGCCTGTATGGCGGAACCCCTGATGGTTAGACGCAATTACCACCGCGCTGGAACGATCACCGCCAATAAAAGCCAGAACCACGTCAGTCCCTGACGGCAGGCCGGATGAAAAGCCAAATTCTGCCATCCGCGGTGCGCTGGCCACCTCCAGCGGAGTCTGGTACTGGATTGACTGCACCACCCCACCATCTTTCATAGCCGTGATCCGGCCAATCCCCAGCATGCCGGCGATCCTGGTCGCTGCATGTTTAAATAGTTGCTTCATGTATTGAATCCCGCCAGGTTCTGGTAGAAGGCATATGGCTGAACGGCGAATGCTTCAGGCGGCATCAGCGTCATGCGTGCATGGGTGCCGTAGTCATCGCGCATATAGGTGACTTCTGCCAGTAGCAATTCAGTCTCCGGCAACCGTAAGGTGGGAAGATCAACGGGGATCAATGTGTTTGGTTCCCACAGTTTCCCGTCTTTATCCCGCCAGGAATCGATGGTTACCGAGAGCTGTTTTGAACGTCCGTACCGCCGGTTCATTTCCCAGTCGATCGCACTTTGTGCCTGTTGAGTAGCCATCAGGGTACTTTCCACAATCGATATATGTTTCCGGTACCGCATGCGGGCGGCCTCCGGATCTCTCGCCGTTGCCAGAGTCACAGCGTCATAGGCCGTATCAGGCGAATACCCTGCAATTGGAGAAACGCTCATTGATACACCGACATAGTCTGAAAACCTGTCGGCCATCGATTTGCGGTAGTACGCCTGTTCGACATTTACCCCTTCGGCTATTCCGCTCGCTGCACGGCGTGTTCCCACCCGAGTCAGTAACAGGTTTCCATCGGGCTGATCGTAGTAAAGCAGAGCAGACCATCTGGCCACCCGATCGATAACTTCTTGCGGAGACTCACCCCAGTTCAGAGTGAACTGGGGTACCTTCACAAGTTCATCAACATCCGTGGTTACGGTGATGCCGTAGTAGGATGCCAGGCGAGAAGCAATTTCAAGCGCATTACTGGCATTAATGACGTTGTTAGGCCACTCAGCTGAGCAATCCACCAGGTCCTGACATTTGCTCCTGCCCGTGGCGCGGACCTCATGGCGGGAGCGCGATAGTGCGGGTTCCCAGTCATCAACATATCCCGTCAGTGTCAGATCATCTCCGATACGAACTTCACAGGACATTCCCTCTTCAACAAGTTGACGATCTTCGTTGCCAGGGAAGTAATCCATTAGCCCAAGATCGAAATCAGAGGGAAAACGCTCAATACCCCGCGTTACCCGGACAGAATCCCACCCCTCGATGATTTTGCCGTCGACCGTCAAAGAAACAACATCCAGATCGCTGTCTGCATTCATTGCCTCAGTACCTTCATGGTTGTCGGCATAAACGCCGGATGCGGTACGCGCGCTTCCTGCACCAGTTCATCTGCACGGGTGGCATCCTGGTATAATCGGTTTGCCAGCGTCAGCGCCGGAAGCGGCTGAGCGGTAGTAACCTGCAGAAGCTCGCTCAGACCAGAAGCACGCTCACTCATCGTAGAAAGGAATGCCGATCTGACGGCGAGAAGCGCGTTATACATATCATCGTCAGCGCGGTCTCCAGCCAGAACCAGAGCCGTATCAAGTTGCACAGAAACTCGTTGAGTTAACTCTTCTGCCTCGTCTGTACTGGCAGGTCTGGAGTCCGCAGCGGCACTGGTCATGGCACCAGTACATAGCACAACAATCAGCGTGTTCATGGTCGCCGAAATCGCTGTGCTGCTGTCGGACTGCTGGTACTCCGTGCTGATTGAATTAGCCAGTTTTTCCAGCGCTGTGATTCGGTCATTAACGCTGCCGGCGCTGTTAAGAATGGCGTTCACCACGTCGGCGACGCCATGGACAAACTCATCAGGTGTGTTGGAGCTGCTAAGCTGGCTCGACCTGTCGGTAACATTTTTACGGTCCATTACCGACTGGGCTGTTACCTTGTCAGCCAGTGCTCTCTCATCATCCACATCAGCAACTGACGATTTGCCAGCAACAGCAGAGGAACTACCGCCCACAGAGCCTTTACTGTAACGTCCGTACCGGGTATTCCCGAACGTGGAGTTCAGGACATTGCTGAGATTCGTTACCTGGCTGATGGTATTGTCAACCATATTAGCCCAGAACGTGACCGTACCTCTGATGGTGTTTATAGCCTGTGTGACACCGCGGATTTCACTCTTAACCCTGGCAATCGTACTCAGCACAGCAGTGCTTACCAGTTTCAGATAGTTGGTTTTCACCGTGGCGCCTGCAACGGTACTGCCCGTGACGGCAAACACTTTAAGCCCTGATTCAATTGCCATCAGAGTAAATTCAAATACTCGCCCGTTCTCCATCGCCCCGGAAATACGCAAACCGTTCTCAGGGATGGAAACCGTTAATTCGCCCAGTGTCGGATGGACGAGCGTACCGCTACCTTTTTGTTCACAGGCTTCAATTAATGACTGGCGCTGTGTGATGGC